GGATAAGGAAGAGTCTGTCGGGCTGGAATTGGGTGGTAAGCTGCCAGAACTTCCGGGCACAACTGATCTGGAACTCCGCCAGAAGGTTTCCCCGGCGCTGCTCACGGGCCGTAGTCCTGCGATCCGCAATACTGGACTCCGTAGCCGTATCATGGCCCTTGCCCACCGGTTGCGGGGTTCCCGCGGCCCGATCAAAGAGGCTTTGGAGCTGATTGATGAATTGCCCGCGCTCTGCCGGTATCCGGCCGAACTCAATGGCCTGAATGGCGCGGCCCTCCGATCTGGCCAGCCCCTTTACCCCGAATGCCGTCATGTCGGGGGCGGTTCTCATCCCCTCGATATCTTCATTCTCGAACAGCTCGGAATCATAGATGAGCATGTTCTTCATCTTGCGGGTGACATTCAGTTCCGCATCCAAAGCCTCGTTCGTCAGAGCTTGGATGTTGTCCCCGCCCGCCATGCACAGCGACGGCTTGGTAAACCATGACTTCGGAGAGCTTTGGAAGCTCAACACCTCGCAGGGATAGTCCTCAATGCTGTCATAGGGCCACTCTTCCTCGAATCGGAGGACCTTATCATGCCCCTCGGCAAAGACAAACAGCACATTGCGCCTGCGATTGCGCGACACAGCGAAGTCCCGTGCCCAGACTTCGTATACGTCCACTAATCCGAAGTCGTTCTCCATATCTGTGAGGGAGGGGTCCTTTGGGGGCGCATCTTCCTGCGTAACGGTCGGCTCTAAGTCGTTGGTATTGCTGTAATTCGGATTTGCCCGGACATCATCTACGGTTTTCCGGGACTTAAAAGCAATCCACTTGGCATCGAGGAGACCGTCCTGTGCCGTGGGGTCCATGAAGAACATATCCGGAGGCCATCGCTGGCCAAACGGGGACTCCCAGTGAATGGAGGTATGAGTATCGGGCTGCGCCCGGTCCATCATCCGGCGATGGGCTTTAATGTTCTCATCGATAATGCGCTGGATTTCCGGGTCCATATCAGCGTCCGGAGCTGCCATGAATTGCGACTTGATTTCAATGTGCATATCATGGTTCTGCTCCTGCCGGACTGCTGTCGCCTGCCCGCCGATCAGACTCAGGAGATCACTCTCTACATCGTCGCCGAAATAGACGCCGGGTTCCTCTACGAATTCATGGACCCGCTGTTCCAGATCTGTTGTCCATCCGAGCTTCTTGACCCCATAGGGGGTGAGGAAGGCATCGAGCAGGATGCGCTCGTCCTGTCGCAGCTGCCCGGTCTCCTTATACCAATAGTTAGAGACAGCAGAAACCACAGGAGCGCCTTCTGCGCTTTCGGGACTCAGGGGGTTTACTGTGAAATGGGGGTGACGATCCAGCAGATTGGCTATGGACTGATCGATCCAGCCGAAGATGAGGTTCGCCCGAGTGCGGGACACAAGCTCCTCATTGTGGCGGGATTGGGCATCAGCCTCCCGATCTGTCGCCGCTTCATTTTCAAACTGATCAATCAGGCGATCAGCGGCGTCAAATGCGGGCTTAGCCATCTTGGCAGCATAGTCAATATGCCGCTGAAAGAACGCTATCCGATCCTTCTGAGAGGACGGAAAACCAGCCATACTTCCCTGTGCGAGCCGGGGAGGGCCTAAGACATTATAGCCGTGCTATATACGCCTGTCAAGTATATTTTTCATTTATACTGTCGCAGGATTACCTCGGCGCCCTCTTTCAAGAGCTGCAATTACGGCTTCATCTTCCGTAATGTCCCCATATGTAGGACCCACTACAATTCCTTCTCGCGGCTTTCGCCCGGTACGACGGCGTCGAATCTGATGTTTCCGTATATCTCCATAGGTCGTAGGAGATAGTTCCTCGTGGCCAATATAGCCGCTCTGCGTTCCTGTCGTCATCTGATCAAGGATGCGTCCGATTAATGCAAGCGCATCTACCTGATCATCGTTTGTTCCGGCAGGAAAACGACTGGCTTCGTACAGAAAAGAATCTGCCCATAACGCATCTTCGGGGATATACAGCTTGCCCATGGACATTCGCGCTTGAATGGCTCGTGCCCGAGTGCTCTTGTCTGAGGCTGACGAATATGCTTTGCGAAAACAATAAATACCCTCTTCCCGCATTCTTTTCGTCAGGAATGGCCCTACGCTTTTTTCAATTTGCCCGGCTTCCTCTGCCCACTGCAATGGCGACCATTCCCGCATTAAACGGAGCGCCTGTTCTACCCATTCGTCGGATTCTGTCTGCCCTCTCCATAAATCCAGCAGGTATATATCGTCATTCGGATCTACTCCGACTATCAGATGTACGGTATAATCGCCTCCTCCTGAGGATACTGCATAATCCGAGGAAGCGTATATCTGGAGATACTGTTCCTTATTGCCCCTATGCCGGGTCATCAGCTCTTTGTGATTATACGGCCGGAACCATTCCTTCTGGAAGAATGCACCTTCCTCCGTAATGGGCCTCTGTTGATATAGAGCCGACCACTCTCGCGGCCCATCGGTTGAAGTCAGCGCCTTCCTTGTCTGCTCCAGCACATTCGTCGGGTACCAGTCGGGCCAGAGCGGATCTCCGTAGGCCCTGCCAAGGGAATCGTTGTGCATGGCAAAGGCCGGCAGATCGATCAGTTCCCACTCCTCTCCCCCGGTTTCCATGTCTTGCAGGAGCCTTCCTACCAGATCATCATCGTGCCATCGCGTCTGAATGACCACAATACAGGCATCGGGCATCTGCCGGGTGTACAGTACGCTCCGGTACCATCCCCATAGCTGATCCCTGATGAGCTTGCTGTCTGCATCTACGCGGGATCGGATCGGGTCATCTACGACAATGAGATGAGCGCCACGTCCGGTAATCCCCGTTCCCACGCCGGCTGCGAGATAAGCGCCTCCCTGATCCGTATGCCATCGATTAGCCGCCTTGGCATCTGCTGCAAGATTTACCGGGAAGACATTCTGATAGGCGGGTTCATTGATCAGGTTACGCACAGATCGCCCGAAGTCACGGGCGAAATTCGCATTATAGGCCGCTGTAATGATCTGCCGGTCTGGATATTTCCCGAGATACCATGCCGGGAAATGGATGGTAGCAAGCTGACTCTTCCCGTGGCGGGGAGGAGCCTGTATGAGCAGACGCCGGATTTTCCTCTCCGCGATCCGCTCTAAGGCATCTGAAATGAACTTATGGTGCTCGCCGACCTTATAGGACGGCATGGTATACGTTACAAAATCAAGGAGTGCGCTCTTGGCCCGCTCCCTCTGTAGGAGTTCCTTGGCCGCTTCCTTCCTGTCGAGCATCCTTGCCCCTGCGAGTTATGTCTTTGAACATCTGCTGAATGATCTTCTGCTGCTGATGAAACAACTTTCCTAATTTCTTCCGCTCCGTCACCGGGGTCATTCCCACATTAGTCATCCAGTTGTAAGCATTCGACTTCTTGTTCCTTGCCCAGTATCCATATGTCTGCTTCCGGATGTCTTCCTCGGTAGGACTGGAAGCATCGAGTATCGCCGACTGCTTGCTGCCCAGATCTGCCATTGCCTTGCGGGCATTCGCCTGCTGATCCACAAACTCCTTCGCCATCTTCATGGCCTCTTGGGGATCGTCTCCTTTCCCTACTTCCACTTCAATTTCCAAGATCTCCTCGCCATCTCCGATAAATTGCCCCAGATCTCTCGAATATTTGATCTTACTTATTCTTCCCATGCCGCCTCCGCTTCTTTTTGTTATCTATGGCGAAATGCTCGAAACAGTACTCGCTGCTTCCGGCTTTCATCTTCATGCATCGAGACTTTTCATTTATCCTCCATGAACAACGCTCATAATCAGGACGTAGATGTGTCTTCCAGTTCTGCTGATCCACCTCCGTCTTCATTATCTTTACGGTCTTCGAGTTGATCCCCTGCAAGGCTCTCTCCCTTTCGTTCTACAGTATACTCCGCCTCTACGATTTCTTTAAGCTGCTCTGTCGTCAGCTCCCTCGGCTGCATTTTATGAGTATGCTCTACCTTCCCTGACACCTGCCGGCTATCTCCCCACTTCTCCCGGCGCAGGCGGGTCAGAATCTTCCATCGTTCTTCCCGATGCTTCTGGGCATCGTCCCACAGCCCTTCTTCCAGCGTATCCAGTCGTTTATCCAGTACATCCTGCCACTTCTGCGCAAACTCCGCATCGACAGTGCGTACGCGATACAGATGATGGGTTTCAATGCTGGATCTCTCTGCGGCCTGAGTAACATTCATCGTTTTGGCCAGATGGCCCAGAAACGCATCCTGCTTCTCGGGACTCAGGTAGTCATAGGTATTATGGAGCGCCGGGATAAACTCCTCTCCCGGTCTCCGGGTTCTTGGCTTGGGCAGCTTTCCTGTCATTGGATATTCTATCAGGCTACTATATCGATATTCCCGCCCTTGCCTACTAAATGCACTGGCGGTTCTACTTGGTCTTGGCTGGGAATGGTTTTCTCCGCAGCCTTGAAGACTCGCGCATCTGCCGCGCTCACAAAATCAGCATATAGTCCCGCCCACGCCAGCATATTATGCTCCAATTCCACGTACATCTCCTGCCTCCTTTGCCCTTGGACTGGGTTTTCCAAGCGCACTGCTTGACCATTTGCCGGGGATCGCAGCCAGCAATCCTCGTTGAAATCTTGCTGATGCAGATGCCACATTTGATGGAGTTGAACAAGGTAGCCCTGCTTGCTTACGGCGATGTCGCCTAAAGTAGTGATTCATTGTGGAGAATAATCGGGGTCCGCTCGCCCACCCAAGCGCAGCGGATGTTGAAATCGACCCACTCTTCCGCTTCTTCATGGGTCATGCCCTGTCGGACAAAGCATTCGATTAGTTTCCCATTGTCATATATAGCGACGGAAGGCTGTCCGCACCTTTCACCGATGCCCACTATGGCTTCGTCGCAGTCATCCCATAAAACGATGTTCTCATCGTAGGCAGCAATTTCTTCTCTGGTCGAGCCGCTTTTGCGCTTCATACACGCCGAGATGGTGCGGTTCTCTTATTGCTCATCTTCTATTTGGCGTCGATATCTCCGCCATCTTCCTGATCTATCTCCTCTATCCAGTAAGCCATCTGCTCTTTGAGCCTGATGAGTATGGACCTATACGCTTCCTGCTTCTCCAAAGCCCTCACCCTCAGTATTACCTCTTCCTTCCAAGTCTCTTCACTAATCTCCATACCAAGACACCCTCTTATGTAATATAACTCGTCGACACCCATACGGCAGCTGCCGCCTATATATAATGGTATAGGGGGTGCACATATCTGTCAATAGGAATGTGGCATATACCTATCTGTCAATAAGAATTACAACATACTCTGTGGTTTAGAGAGGACATCTTTGTAAAAACGGGACTCGACTGTCCGCGGGTATGCCATCCGGGATTACCTGCAAAAAATGCACCTAACCTGCAAGAATTGCACGTTTAACGCGCGTACGCGTACGCACACACGCGCGTGGGCGCGTTAGGCCATCGCCTTATATAATGGAACATATAGCAACCTCGCCTTATATAATGGATGGGTAACAGCATCGAACTGGGCTTGGGTAGATATATAAAACTCGCGCACGCGTTGGTCTCGGCCCATATATATCTATAATAGGCGCTTGTCTCCCTACGTTCATTATAGCAAATCCATGCTCCGACAGTTTGGCACATATGTTGACAGATCTGTCAGTCAGAGGCTCTGAGTAATCAATGCCACCTTGGCCTTGCCATGTTGGCAGATCTACCCACCATCGGTAGTGCTCGAATGTTCACCCGCATGGTGTCATGCCATGTCAGGTTATCGCTATCTTCTATTGTGCTGCAACAACTTAGCTACTTTCTTCCAGTAATGTTTCATCGATGGCAAGGCCTTTGCAAGGGTGTTTGCCGTTGCCGGACTCGCCGGCGACACACTTAGAAAACGGCGGAAGATGAGTCGATCGCGACTCTCAGCAAGGAGATAGCGAATAGGCAAAGAAGTAACACACCATAGACGCCACGCCAGTGAGTACGGTCGGAAGACCCGAAATACACTGGGCCCACAAACATAGGGGCTATCGACTCCCCGGGGTCGATCGAAGACAACCAAGCATCGGGCTTGGCAACGTGGCGGAATCCGGAGCAACAGCCAGAGCGCAAGTTGACGGCTACGTTGTTGAGGGGGGGTACTATGCCAGACACGCGAATCCGCCGTGTTCGTACCTACGTCAGCAATGGAGCAAGTGAGGACACGCCCACACCCGCTACCTGATGGCGGGAGGGTTCATCACAAGGGGTCCAAGCGCAACGCGCGATGACGGTGGGCAATGTTGCGTAGACGTACAATCAGCTAACCGGATATAGTGCGAGTCTGGAATCCTCGCACGATAACAAGCCGTGCCACGGCTTGCGGGAGATAAGCTACCCGCTGAACGATATAGGCCGAACCTATGGCGTACGGCGCTCGTGCAGAGCATAAGGCAAGATGGAGTACGGGAAAATAGGAGTAATTTTTACGCTTCCGACCTCGTAAGCGGAAAAAGTCCGGACAATTTTGACCCGCTAAGGGTCTTCGCAGTTGACGCGACAGGGGAGTCCTTTCTGTACCCCCAAAGACTCGGAAAGTTAGGTAACCGGGGAATACCTGTAGTACCCTCCCGCCAATTGTCCCTTCAAATATCCCTATGTGATACGATTTTACCCTCGAAGATGTACCTGAGGAAACTTAGGTATACTGGTAGATCAAAGCCACTGACAAATTACCCTCATTTCCATGTGAGTACACACTCGAAGGCTCCGTCGATGGTAGGCTCCGATCCCATGCGGGAGGATAGAAATATGGGGGTACTCGGAGGATGTGACAACTACCATTTCTCTAATGAGAGAGGTTTGGGGAACCTGAAACAGGTTCAGAAGGAACCTGAAAGTAAGCGGACAAGGAAGTCCGTCATGATCCCAAACCTGAGAGGCCGGGGTTCAAAGCCCATAATGGCTGGACACCTCGGTTAAAGGACTTCCCGGTCTCAAGTCCGGGAGATCTCTCTCACACAACATAACCGAAGGGGTTCAGTTATGTATCCAGACGAGTCCATCAATGCGGACCTGTTAGAGTTAGGACCGGAGTATCCGCTGGACGAGTGTCTTTCCGCCCAGTTGAAAGAGGATCTCATTAAGGCGGGAATCCTCGATGCAACTGACCTGTTGGAATTCGACGAGCTACCCCTGTGAGGAAACTCAGCGAGCAGGAAATCCGGGAGATAATCCGGAAAGAAATCGAAGCGTCCCGTCGGCCACCCGGTCTGACCGTACGGAGGGCAGCATGAATGTTGTCAGGGAACGCTACCGAGGTCTCATTGTCCAAACCGTCGAGAGGGGATACTGTGACGTGTTTGACGGGGAGGACATGATCAACCTTCGACCGATACCGCGAACCGCAGTGCAAGACTACTGCGACCGGCATATATCCAAGCAGGTAACCGACTCTCTGTCCCAGCTTGGGAGGATGGTGTAACCGGTCC